AATTCCTCCATTCATGGCCGTATTATACTTCTTATTCTAATTAGATAACGTAATTATAGAAATTTATACTAGCAGCTGAACCTTGAGCAGCAGTCTGAGCCGCGGAAGCCGAAGTTTGTGCCGAGTTCGCTGTTGTAACTGCCACCGTGGACGCATCGACCGCACTCTTAGATTGAGCAATAGCAGTCTGTATATCTGCATCCCAATCATCGACTACTTGCTTCAAAGTCTCAACTTTTTCATTTGCAGCATTCGCTTCCGCCAATGCATTTGAAGAAGTTGAATTTGCCGTCTGTGCTGTTTGCCGAGCTTCCTTAGCGATCGATAGAGCCTCTTCGGAATTGTCAGAGGCTTGGTCTGCGTACGCGCCAACATCGTTAATAGCGTCCTCCGTCTGCTGAAGAACTTCGGGGCCGCTGATAACTCCGGTTCCTGTCGGCGTGTAATGAAATTGGAATTTCGAATCTGCCATGATCAATTACTCCGGCAAGCGCAAGAAATAAGCGAGCGTGTAAAAAGGCGGCTCATTGGTAACGCCTGTGATTTTTGCGTTCGCTGTTAAGGTGTGCGTGTGCGTTTGACCTCCACCAGTAGAACCGATACTCAATCCATGCTGATGAGAGCCATTAGAAGATGTTTCTCCCGTCCAAGTTCTGGACGCATCAATATTGAAAACACCTCGACCATTTTGACGGCCATCGGAGCATCCGGGATGATCACCTACGTAAACAAGAGGACCGTTACCAATCACGCTCAACCAGTTGGCGGAAATTTGTCCGGTGATGTTCATTGAACCTCTTGTGTGGGTATGAGCACCTGCAGGAGATGTGCTACCTGAATGAGAATGTGCAGGCATCTGTGCGGCCGTCAGCGCAGTAGCACCAACTGTGCCGTTGACGGTCAAATCTGGAATCTCAATGGTTGAAGCACCTCCGGTTGTGCCCGAATCTTTTGGTAGAGATCCTTTTATAAATTTTCCAATCAAGTTTGGAGTTACACCATTCTGCCCGTCACTCTGGCCATCACATAGAATCCAGCCTTCGTCGGCTTGAGTAGTTCCCCAAAAAACTGGGCGTCTCCCATCACTACCACCTAATGTCACGTTATGAAAAGGAACTACGGCGCCCGCTGGAACGGTAATGTCGATATTTTTCCAAACTGCTCTGTTAGTTCCGGGCGCCACCTTGGTACTTGATGGTCCGTTGGCTTGGATGCAGCGGTACTTAGTTCCATTCTGCATAACTTCGTTCCCAACTTCGTAGTCCAAGAGGGCGGAATAATTCATAATCCCGCCCTGTTGATACCACAGAAGAAATTGAGAAAGCAGGAAAAAGACGCCATTGAAGTCGGACTTAAATGGAGGAATGCCGCCTTGTTCGATGGGAATAGCATTTTCTCGTCCCCAACCTATTTGCTGAGAGAGCCGTCCTAATCCAGCTTCTTCTGAAGTTAACGGAGGAATGGTAATTTCTCCGTCCTGTGCGATAGCTGCACTTAATTGATACTTTGGATAATTACTCATATCTCAATGACCTTTGAAGGATTGAAGACACCTTGATTAAATGGCAATAAATTGGATCCGAAAAATCCGAATACCAGATTATTTGGAACGACCGTCTCCACATTTGCCAAAACCCCAGCGGGCCTGTTTAACAAGCCGTAGTTTTGCAGAATGGCGATTTGGACAGCAGAGGGATCACCAACAATGCGAATCGTTATCGTCATGTCCTGGTAGTCGGTGACAAATGCCGGCAGGCCTATCAACCGAGTAAGCAAAGAATTGATAGTTTCAGCCGTAGAGTTCGAGACGTTTACGACGGCTCGATAAAAAATCAGAAACCGGAAAAACTCATCATCCAGCCGAGTGTCCTGACCGTCGACAACGAGGTTCCGATTCACGCCTACGCGCCTGCCCCACCAATCCAGCCAAACCCCGGAAGCTGTATCGGGGTTCAATATGAAATTAAAAAACGCGTCCAACTGAGGGGACGCGTCTAATTCCGCATTAAAAAGCAACCCTAATTGTCTGTATCGCTCGGAGTGCGAATACTGTGACTGGAGGGCAATAGAAATCAACGATCGGACATTTGAGAGTTTTCGAAAATCCTCAACACTCAGAATGTTCCGCCAAGTTGCAGAATCTGCCATTGTTAGCCTCCTGTCTGGAATACCAGAGAGACATCGGACTCTTGAATCGTAGGCTCAACATTCGCAGGAATTTGGACACTGGATCCGAAAGCTCCAGAACCTAAAGCAACTTGAATGGATGCAACCGGAACTTCTGTCGCTGATTGAATTGCGGCATAGAACCGAGAAGCGTAGACAGTCGAGGCCAAAGAAACGCGGTCATTCGAACCTTGTCCAAGAACGTCATTGATCACAGCCTGAATGACGTTGTTTTTCTCAGTCGGATTCATTGAAGTAGCAAAGAATTCGATCTTGACTTTCAAGGCTTGATTCTGCGGTCTAACAATGTTGTAGACGTAAGTTGCGTTGTAGAACCTAGAATCCGTGTAGGAAACCTGATAGGTTCCGGTAGTCCCACAGCCTGCATCTTTACGCTGGTAGATCGTTTGAGCGATCTGCTCATCCTCTCCGCCAACGATAGCGACGAGAATGGAATGCGGATTGATGCTCACGCCGAACTGCGTGATGGCAGCATTCGTGGGATTCTCTAAAACTCTAACATCGAGAACGCCTTCGAGCGCAGCTAGGTTTGCCTCAATCGCTTCGACATACCCGGTGGCGTTGACAGCATAACTTTCTACCATTCGATTTCTAAGTTCTGCGTCCGTCTCTTCATCTCGACCGACTACGCCGGCGGCAGGATTGGTGATAGTGTCCCATCCAGCAATCGTTGTGACGATTCTGTTCACTGCTCCCGCTGCTACTTCAAGCGGGCCGTGCTCAATCGCAGTAAAGGCGGATGTGACACTTCCGGTATCTCCGATTCGCGCACCTGCTGCGGCCGAATGTCTGTACTGATTTCCGAGGGAATCTTGTGCGATCGCGCCATAGGGGATCACTGTTCCCTTTAAGCCTGTGAGCACGCAGTTGACCACTGTAGGCTCGGAGATCTTGCGGTCTAAACCGTAAAGAGCTGCCAGTGCATCCAAAAACTTTCCTGTTGCGAGATCCGGATTAACCATGTTCGACAGGAAAAGAATCTCAGAGTTTTTGGCCTCGATTTCGGCCACAATCAGATCAAGGACCTGTCCCATTGGCGAACTGGGCTCGATGTTCAAAAGCGGATCCGTTGGCGATGTTTGAAACGCCTGCTGGATCCGGGAGCCGAGCTCAGAACGAATCTCTTGCGTGCTCGGCAGTTCAACGCCGACCAGCGGATTAAAAATGATTTGAGCCATAATTTTTTAGAACACAAAAGAAACTGTTTCGTCCTGCTCTGTCGTGATCGTGATTTCTCCGTGCAGAGTTCTGGTTTCCTCATCGAACTCAGTAATGTCAACAGAATCAACGGACTTCACACCATCAACCCTATTTCCAGCCTCATGAATCAATTGAGCAAGGACGGAGGAATCCAGCTTTTTCGCGAGCTGGGCTTCCTTCCATGCAATGCCGTTGGCCTGCTGGAAATAGGCGTCGTTGGTCCACAAACGAATCTCGTTGGCCAAGTTCTGAGCTATAGCCAAAGCTCCGGACGTAAGAAGGATATTTCCTTCCTTTGTCAGCTGAAGATCCCATGACTGAGGATTCAGAAGAGCTGTTTTTGCTGTATGCGGCATGGTCTAACTTCCTCGTTTACTGCGGGGCGCCGGTGCTTGAATTTCCGCTTTGGACGCCTGTGTGCGTGTGGCTGGTGAGGCTGATGCCCTTCGCATTTACATCACCTGTGAATGTTGCGTCAGCCCCACCAGAACCACCGCCAGAAATCGGTCCGTTCAAGTTGATCTGAGCAGAGTTGACTGTGAAACTGGTGTTCGCATTGACCTCACACTCCGGGGATTCAATCGTGATCTTTGTCGGAGCTTTAATCTTGATAGTTCCTTCATCTTCCAAATGAATAAAGACTTCCGGAGCCTTGCCCCAGAATCCACCAATGTAGAAAGAATCAGAAGGATCAAACTCTCTGAATGTCGCCGGAACCTTGGACGTGTTGTCTCCGTTCACATTTGAAATATCGTGTTTGGCAACAACAGCTAAGCCAACATCGCCAACTTTTGGATCACAGACGATAGCGGCAGTACCATGCTGCAGTCGAAAGTACGGCAATTTAGGAATCGTCGTCACTTCAATCCCTTGAGCCTGTACATTCATAGGCTTTAGCAAGGGCTTGGCCGTAACGTAACCGGCGCCGGCTTCTGTGCCTTTTCTCTCGACTGCCGTTACCGTGACTGGAAATGCCGTATAGACCGTCTTAGAAAGGATCGACTTTACAAAAAACTCTAGGGCATTTATGGGATTAGAGCCTGCAAAATCATCATAGTTTGCACTGAACTCTTGATTACTCATCGGTCTCACCACCTAGGATAGATTGCTGTAATGCTCGTTTTCCACGCCTGAGCACCGGGATCGTTTGCACTGAGCTCATGTCGAAGCCCCGTGATCTTCCAAGTTCCGGATGCTCTTGGGACTATCGTCTCTAATTTGAAATTTGCTCCGATCCGCAGATCCGGCCTAAAAAACGTCGTAACGTTGATACCGTTGTTGGAGAATGTCGGATACCCGATCATCCCATTCATCGCGTTAATCAAGGGAATAGATCCCTGAGTCTTCCGGAGTCCGTGTTTTTCAACGAGCACCACCTTGTCATCGTCAAAAATCAGGTTGGCCCCCACTGCTCCGGCAATTCGTCTCATTTTCGTAACCGGATCGCCTTCAATGATGCAGTCCTTGATTGAAGCAGTGATGTCGTTATTCTCAAGGGTGTATCCGATCTCCTTTGAGATCTGGTCAATTAAGCCTGCAACCGTTTGGTTCCCGTTAACAGAAATTGGCGGCTGAGGTATCAGCGCAGGGAAAAGCCCGCAATTTGCTTCGATCTTAAAAGTCGGAGAAGGAGCGGCATTGAAATCGGCCCAGGCGTTAATGATTTCGCCCTTAAAAATAACGGAGAGTGTCTTGCCCTTCTCTCCGGCAGAAACATTGATTTTGTTTCGTTTCAATGAAAATGACTTAAATCCTAAATGGGTCAGCCGCTCCATCGTGGTTAAGGACAACCCTTTAAGTTCTATCTGAGCTTTGGGAAATGCAGGACATCCGGACTTTTCGACCGTACACTTAACCGCAAATCCTTGAAACGTAACCGCCTCTTGACCGTCAAGGGTAATGGTTACAGCGACCTCTTTTTGCGTGTAGGTTGTGTTTTTATCAATTTCCGGCAGTAGTGACGGCATTTCCTGCCTCCTCGTAGACCAAGATCCATCTTGAGTTGAGCCCCTCATATTGAGGGTCCGAGTTCCCTAAGGTATCGACAAAAAACAAACGCCCCGAAAATAGAGGCGTCGGATAACAATTGATGTCTGTACCTACACAGCACCGGCGCCCAGAGAATATCTGGACACCTTCAACCATTAGGTCACAAAAGAGATATTCGGCAACTTGGCGTAACCTGATCACGCAGTTTTGACCGTCAAGAACACATGAGAACTCTTGGAACGGAAGAGCGCTTATAACGATTTGGTTCATTTGTTAAATAAGTTGGTAATACTCTTTAAGAACCCTGGTTTTACTTGGGCTTGCCCGGTATTCACCTTATTGGCCGAGGTTGCACGCTTGGGCGAGTACGAGGTTTTTTGCTGGCTTAGGTTTACAGAGACAATTTCAACGAACGAAGCGTGAACGTTGAGCATTGAGGCGCCCGTCGTTTGAGTTCGGGAAAAATCATAGTGATCGAGCGCCATGTTTCGCCAAATTTTGGCAGGGCTAAATATCGTGCAGGTGTCGGTACTGTTTAATCGCCTATCAAGCATGGCAAGGGCCAAAACCTGAATGGCGTAATTACCGTTAAATAAAAACTCTACATTAACCCGCTCAGGTTCCCGCACAATGTTGAATGCTGCCAGCTGGCCGTTTTCAATGGGCTCTGTAGGAACCCTTGAAGATTTATCTGCATCAACAGCGCCAATAGAGGTGTACGGAACGAACGGCAGAAGGTTATTACCGACTACCGCCCACCCCATGGACATTACAGAATTGATACTTGCCATTTAACCACCACCTTGACGATATCCACTGGCCGCATTCTGCAGCATATCCTCATAATCTCCCTGACCCTCCATTACCGCAAGGTAGGCGGCGTCGTGTACGGCCTTAGGATCGGCGTTGCCCTGGATGGTAATGCTGACATCCGTTTTCATCGGCGCGTTGATAACCGAAGAAGAAGCCCTAGGAACCATCGAAGCAGCGGCACCGGCCTGAGCTCCCGGAGGTGCTTTAATCGGTGCCTTCTTATCGTCACCAAAACCGAACCATCCGCCCACGGTGTCAATAGATTTAGAAGCCCAGTCAGGTAATTTCCAATCGGTGAAAAACTTCATTTTGTCTTCCAACCATTTGAAAATTCTCTTACATCCGGATTCAATGTCCTCCCACGCCTTGATGAAGTTATCCTTCATCTTTGGGACGGTATTTATCAGGTTCGCAATGTTCTTCGCTAAATCTCCGATAAACCCAACAACCGCCGTTATAGCTGACACAACCGCGTCCCCGAAGGCTTTCAGGAACATATCTTTGAGCGGCGTAAGTTTGTCTAAAAGATCAGAGATCGCCTGCCAAGCGTCTTTAAAAGACTTTCGGATTCCTTTGATTTGATCGTCTGTATAACCTACAGATTTCAAGAAATCTTCAAATACGCTCGGTCCGCCTTTGGTGAAGACAATTAAGTCATCGATAGCTCCGGCAAGCAGGAGAACTCCGGCTATAAGAAGACCGATCGGACTGGCTAGAAGACCGAGCAGCTTGCCCGCCATCATGAGGGCAGATTTAGGCCAAAACGCCAATGCCGCTGCTGTAGCAATACTGGTTAACGCAATTTTGATAAATTGGCTATGCTCTCCAATAAACAAAGAGGCGTCGCCGAAAACCTTGACGGCCTTCTCAATGTACGGAAGGAAAAATTTCGCAATTTCATTACCGATACTTTGAATCGCCATTCCGGTCACTTGCCACGAAATTTTGAAGCGTCTAGCATTCTCTGCATCTTTAGGCGTTAAGGCGAGTTTCCGATATGTCTCAACCAGCTCTCCCATCTGCTTATTGTTTTGCAGAAAAACAGCCGCGCTTTCACGTGTCAGCCCGAGATATTTCAGAGCATAGTTCGCCTGAGCACCAGTCATGCCGTTGAGCTGTTTTCCCATACGAAGGAAAACCTCTCCGCTTGCTCCTGTGCGCTCAGTAAACGCTTGCATGGCCTGAGTGAACGCCTCGGCGCTTCCACCTGCTGCTACGTTCGCTTTTCTCCATGCATCAATCTCGGACACATTCATCCGGACTTTTTTAGAAATGTCGTCGAGCTTGGAGCCTTCATCTATGTAATTGCCAAACATGAATTTGGCACCAAACATCGCGGCCAGCGGAGCGGCATAACTCTTAATGGCAGAAAAGACCTGTTTCGCCATTGAATCAAGCTGAGAAAGAGATTTCGAGGCATCCTTTGAGGCCTTAGAAACATCCTTCCCTGCTTTCTTACCGCTAGTTCCGACGTTCTCTAAGTCTTTAGAGGTTTTCTTAGCATTTTGTCCAGCCTCATTTATAGAGGAAGAAACCTCTTTGATACCGTCCGAGCCCTCTCCCAGTGCGTCAAGTTTTTCGCCTGCTTCCTGAGCAAATCCGAGCAACTGATTCAGTTTCTCGGACATCAGCTCGAAAAATTTAACTACATCGTTCGAGTTGACGGATACATCAATAACTAAAGAGTCGGTCTTTTGAGCCATGTTATTAAGCGCTCTTTTGCGCTACCCACGAGTTGTAGTTCTTAATCAAAAGTGCCTCGTCTAATGCGTAGGCATCTTCCAGCGTTAGTTGTGTCTGAAGCTCGACCAAGGACGCCATGCCGCCGTTGATTAAACGAGAGATCAGAGGCGATAGCTGAGTAGTTACAGCTACGCCTCTAACCCGGGCACAGTCTGCTAAGAATTCTGCACGGCGGGGGAGAACTGGCGTATCAAGTCGGGAAAAAAACCGAAGTTCGCCTTGAAGCTTTCGATTCTGAGTTTGAGGATGGTCAACGGGCTAGAGATATAACCGTCTGCATCATCGAAGGAGAATTTGATCTCACTCTTACCGTCCACCTTGTAGACCTCGGAAAGCAGTTCATCTAAAAGGGCCTTGGCTTCTACATGAGGAACACTGACAAGCGCTTTGATCACGTCTCTGTATCCCATTTCGCTCTCAATATCGAGGTTTTTGCCAGTCATCAAGGCAATCCGGATCATTAAATCTTCAGCTTTAGTTGCCGGAAACGGATAAATCTTGAAGGTCAGCTGATTACCGCCGTCTTCCAATTTGATAACTTTCGGTTCCTTCATTTAGATTCGCTCCATGGATTCGAAGTGGAATACCCAGGTTGTCGGCGCCAGAACTTTATTCAGTGCCGGCATCGGATTTGCTGTCTGCAGCACACCATTTGAGAACTGGTAGGTCTTGCCGATAGACGGGATCTTGATTGTCAGATTGCAAACATAGAGCTGTTTGTTGGCGCTCATTGCTTCGTAAAGTGTTGTGAATGCTGTCGCAGTCGGAGAGTTGGCCTCCAGCGTGATTGTGACCGGATAAATATTCGGTGTGACGCCGGCAGCCATACGACCGTCGACACCCATTCTGGTCTCGGCAACCTGCTGGGAATCGGCAACAATAGCCGCATCTGTGGAGAATCTTTCCAGTTTCAGACCGTTCGGGTAAAGCTCTTCAATCGTCATCACTGCTGACGCATTGGCGGATGTGATGTCAAAGTTTTGTACGGGCATTTTTATTCTTTCCTAAATGAAAAACCCGCCAGCACGACGGGTCTTTGCGGTTGTGAAATTTTGATTACATGACGGCTGTCAAAGGCATCTCAATTCGTTGGATGCTGCCGGCATAGGTGTACCAAAGTCCCAAGCGGGGACTTCCTCGTTGAGTTCTCACATTTGCCGAAGGAGATTCAATGAGGTACCAGTAGCCTTTGGAATAAAGGTCCTGTTTGATCGTTGAGTTGTTGGTTTCTGTTAGCAACTGCTGAACCTGCGAGTTGGACAGAGCCAACCCTGTATCAATCACGCCATTGCGCTTGGCATCGTTGATGGGATCGAGCAACCATGCCTCGACATAAGCAAAACCGGTGGCGTTATAGGGAGCGCGATTGATAGCCGCGAACCCGTCCATGATCTGACGCTGGATGCGGGCCTTGAACCAAATCATGCCGTAAAGGGCATCAATCCATTGATAAATTCCGGAGAGAAGACAGCCACGGTTAATGAAGTCGAACTCTGCATTACGTGTTGCAAATGCGCCGACATAGTTGACTTTGAGATCATCCAACGCTTCAGCCACCTCGTCGCTGAGAACGGAAGCCTTAATTCCGGAAGCCGATTTTGCGAACCAGGTTTTAATTCCCTGAATTGCAGACCAATCGATTGAGGCGCCAACTGCGAGAAATGCGGCGGCATCCTGGGCGGTACCGTAAACCATCGCCAAACAGTTGTAGTTGTTCTCCGCTAACTGGGCGGCTTTCGTTGTGGACTGGGTAGATTGATCAAGCATCTTGGTGTCTGTAGACCAATCGAAGAACACATAGTCATCATCAATGTCTGCCCAAGCCGCTAAAGCGGAAGCCTCAGCAACCTCTGTTGCATACAAGGTTGTGAATCCGACCCAGTTGCGAGAAACAGAAGTCACAAGATTCATGTTCTGAGCAGGTGTCAGAGCATCGGAACCTTGAGAGAGAACGGCGCCGGAATCCTCAGTCAATCCAAGTAATGCGGAAACATCCGTTCCTGTTGTCGCTTTTGTAGCGAAGGAGATTGAAGCGGTATCGCCTGTCTCTGTGGTGGTCAGGATGATGGCATTTTGAACAGAGTTAAATGCGCCGGAAACCGCTCCGACTGCAGAAGCCAGCTCAGTTGCAACGTCACTGAAAGACTTAGCCGTGGAGAAGTCGAGGTTCACGACCTCTTTTTCTGTGCCGTTGACCGAAATCGTCAGGGAACCGGTCTTGATTGCTGTCAGCTCAGAAAGTTGGACAGTGATCGGAGCTGACTTAATCCAAGCGGCGGCATCTGCATTGATTCTGCGGGCCACAAAAAGACGGTTAATCGCCTTCTGCTGATTGTTTACGCCAGAGAAGTACTGATTTGCAAAGTCTGCCTCAGGAGACTCCGCACCAAAGTAATTTCCGACAGCGGCGGCGGTCACAAATTCAAGTGCCGGAGAATCTGCAGGAATCAGAGCATTCTGGGTCAGCAGCAGACCATTTGTTTCAAGATCGGCGCTCCCAGCTCCAATGATGCGAGGGGTGATAGAAACCAATCGATTAGCATTGATTGACATATTTTTCCTCAAAATAAAAAAGCGCCAGAAGGCGCCGACGATAATTTTTTATGGGGTGGCTATAGGCCACGCCAGAAACTCATTTATTTGAAAATATCCTTTACAGCCTTAATCGCTTTCGCAATCACCCAAACTGCGAGTCCGTAACCTATTAGGTAAACGGGAAGAGCTGCATACAAAGGAACGGCAGTGACCATGGTTAGGGCCTCCGCTAAGTCGTGTAAAATGTTCATATTGACTGATTCCCTTGCAATCAGTTAACTCAAACCCCGCTCAGCTACCAACTGAACGGGGCTATTTTTTTCATAAAATTCTTATTCTTAGGACTGACATCTTGACCGGCTCTTCGGGCCGTTCTACAATTCCGCCCATAGCTAGAGATTGTTCTGTTGACCGGTGTAAACCTTTCACCGAGCCCTTAGAAGGCGGTAATAGCACAGCGTCTCTGGCTTTTCTTTTTCTCATTTCAATTTCAAAAGAAGCCTTTTTCTTATCAAACCATCGATTTCCTTCGGTGTTGACGTTGTACGCATGGAAATCAGTGCTTGACGTTTCTCCTATATCGACAGCCACTGTTTTTTTAATACCATTAACCCTTACGTTTTTCATTTTTGTATGAAAGGCCACTTGCGGAGAATGGTTGACAGCCTCTTTCCTCCCGAAGTATGAGCCTTTTTCTATTACTTCTGGAACAAAAGGAAGAACCTCTAGTATTTCTCGTAGGTGTCCAGAAAATTTCTTAAATTCCTTTCTCCCTTTGCCATCGAAAACGACAGAAACTGTTCGCTTCTTCCCAGATATCTCCACCACAGTGCTAACCGAACCTCCTCGCAGTTCATTGTCGTAATAGAGAACGATAGCTTTAGCGGGATTACCTCCAGCCTTTTGCAAGTAACTAAGAATATCCTTTGAAGGCGGACTCTCAATGAGATTTTTTCCCGATTTCGGATAGGACTGCTGGCTTTCTACCTTCTTTCCTACTTTCCCTTCCAGTTTGCCATTCTTACCGACTGGTATATGAGTGCCATTCACCGTTATCCACTTTGCGGCGTCTTGAGCATCGCCAGGGTTTGTTGCGTAAGTTCTCCCGAGCCCATACATTACTCCGAGCTTGAATGCACGCCCAAGTTTGAAAGCAAGTTGCTCGTTCATTCCTTTTCCTTCGGCGGGTAGCTCACATCAACGTTTTTCAGGTCAACATCAACCGCACTAAAGAAGCCCATCGAAACTTTGATCTGGCTCTGCATGCTGAGATGAATCATCAGAGTGGATCTCCTGACATAGTTGTCAGAGTCCCCGACAATGGTGGTGTCTCTAGGATCGTCCGCATGAAGCAGGCTGATTCCTCTATCAACAAAGAACTGGACGCCGACATGAGACCTGCATACAGTCTCCAAGGCCTGAGCCCTCAGCATGGCATTCATTCCGTCGGAGCCGTTTAAAGTCGATGCGTAGCAATCGACCTGAACCAAAACCTCTGTAGTCGTTGAGAGATAAACGTTGTCATCGTTTTGGTCCTGCTCCCAGTCCTCGGCACTCGTCCCGTGTCGAACGCTGGAGATGTAGGAATAGATGACGTAATCGTTCCCTTCAGGAGGCAATGCCAGATTGTTCTGGTTACCGTAGAAAATGTTTTCCGGCGCCACTTCCGGAACTGCAAATATCTCAAGAAATTCTTGGATCGCTGTCCGGATATTCGGGCTCAGGTTTTGTGCTTTCATCTTCTTCCTCTACGATGTTCAGCTTCTGAGGCGTGGTTTGGAATGTGCAGCGGACCGCCTCCCAACCTGCGTCCGAAAAATCCTCGATCACCGCAGTGATCAACCACTGGCCTCCTTTGGAATCTTCGACATAATCTCCCGACCTCGCTAATGGCCTATAGATTGCCCAAGGCCGCTGCTTCTGGTCGCTCGATGCGTAGAGGTACAGGCGCCGGATGATGGTGTTCTGTCCGGCTAAGTTGGCATGGTCAAGAGCGCTATCGCCTTCGCTTTGAAAATTCCCCTGAATCTCTTCAGGCGGTGCGTAATACGCTTGGACGACTCCTCCTACATTCTTTTGGCCGACCGATCGATACAGCTTGAATATTTCGTCAGCATAGTTGGCGTTAATCGCCTGGCGGACAATTGCGTGTAGGTTGAGAGACATTAGGAAACCTTCGCTTGAATAGAGGTTCTAAGAACGCCTGTTAGGGTCAGCGGTTTAGTCGTGTTTACGTTATTGGCAAGTTTTCCACCACCCTTTGCTTTGCGAACCTTAGCGATTTCCCCTGTAGCTTCAAAAAGAGCCATCGTAAGGGCTGATCTTTTAGGAAACGATCCTGCAGGGATACCTGCGTTGTCAATCGTCTGAACAATATCGTCTACTGCGGCCTGACCCATTGTCTTGAGGGAATATGTAATGTCGAAAGTTTTTAGGAAATACTTTCGGAATATTTCCTGCCACTCCGCTCTTTTGTGAGCGTAGGTAGCTCTCATGAACGGACGCGGGGGCATGTAGAGAGTCGTGAATTTGCTGTTCGGAGGCAGTCCAAGCTGAGCCGACAAGTAGTGTCCTTGCTTGCTCGTCACTGACTGGACCCACCCATATTCCAGATACATCCCAATGGTTGCGATGTCCGGAATCATTATTCCGACCTCTAGTTTTTTATTGCTATCGGCCTTGATCTTCTCTGACAGCTTTTTGAACGCATTGTTAGATGTGATGTTGATGCCCATCGTCATCCCCACGGATGGTAATTATTTCCGGAATAAACTCTGCCGCCGATTCGGTATTTGGCAGTCAGCGTCCAGTACATGGCGCCGCATTGGGTTTGAGCCCACCAATCTCCGACAAAAGTATTCGTTTTCAGAAGGTCAAAACTTGTACTCACACTTCCCTGAGTAGCACTAGCAATCCTGCCAACCTGACCATTCGGCTGCTGGCTGAGTGTCAGCAGGTGGCAGGTTACAAGATCAAGGAGCCGCTCCCTTGTATAGATCTTGTTATCCGGATCGTAAGGAGCAAAGCTGTCGGCGTCCGTATTCCCTACGAACTCCACCGCCAAATCAAAGTAGAACTGCAGAGTATCGTCCGGGAATTTGACTTCATCCGAAAACGCAGGATGAAGGATTCGAAATTTTTCAGGATCAAAGACGACGACAGCCATTTTGTTAACCTTCTTCGTTCTTAACTTCTTCAACGTTGACCGATTCAGGATCGATCGGATTGAGGCCGTGGGACGCTTCTTTTAACTCGTCCTCGCGGCCTCTGAATTCTTGAACTGATTTCATCTCAAGCAGGCACGGAATACCGCCATTCACGCCTGTGAATACAGCCTCCTGACCATGCATGCGCTTGATGTTTTCCCAGTCCTCTTTATCGATCTGGAATGCGACAGAGTTTCCCTTGCCCAGCAGGATCCCGTCACGTTTTCCTCTAAGCGAATCATTTACGCCCGGAAAAACGATCGTTTTTGTTCCGCCATTGCCATTCGGCACATCATCAAATTTGAGGCCGTGTGCCAGAGTGCAAGCAATGATCACCGTGGACTGAGTTTTAGCAGTGCTCTTCTTCTGGGTATTGCTGAAATTGTCTGCGACAACCTTTCCGGATGTTGCTTTCTGAGTTGTGTTTGTACGAGCCATTATTTCAATCTCCTAAGAAAGAGGCCCGAGAGATCGGGCCTCCGTAGCTGGTTAGTTCAGGTTAGATGCCGAGCATCGTGGCAACGAGGCTGGGACGACGAATAACAGCGCCCCAAGTTCCGCCAACGACCTTTTGCTTGTAGCTGGACATTTCCGGAACCACACGACCCAAGAAATACTTCTCAGAGAATGCGCAGATACCAGTCTCAATGCCAAACAGGTCTGGAACAGTCATGTACAGCATTTCACCAGCCGTTGTAGTCAGCTCAGGAAGCTGAACAACCTCGATGTTGGGGAATGACTGCTTGAGCATAGTCATGGCCGTAAGACCGAAGGAGTTCGGCTCGGTCAGGTAAGGAGCTCTGGTGTTGCTGACAGCGAGAATGATGCGGGAGTTCTGATCAACCAAACCGCCGTTATTCTTGCTAATTTCAGCCCAAAGCTTGTTAATGTCGTTATAGACAATGTTGGCAGTCTTCTCAGGCTGTGCAGCGCACTTTGCTGTCCACGTAGAGTTAGCGGTAGATCCCGTGGTGATGGAGATCGGAGAAATCGAAGCGTTCAGGTTCGGGTCATTTAACAGACCGTAGACCTTCTTACCTTCGACGCCATAAAGCGCAAACTTGTTGTGAGCCATCGCCATCACGTAAGCAGAAGCCTGTTGTTTAGAAGAAACAACATTCAACTTGGCCTTGGCCGCAAGGCCGACTTCACGATCGCCATACTTGATGACGGTCTGGAACAAGAAATTTTCGCGAGTCGGGTAATCAACGTTCACGTCTGTGGAGACGTTCTCTGCGAAGTCAGAGTAAGGAGTCACATTGCCGGCATACTCTTCGACCGGGAAGGTGAAGAAGTTATCTGTCCAGTCACCCTTTCTTTCTTCGCCGAAAATCTTTGTAGCGTTCTGGGCGGCAAACAGGATGGGGACGACCTGCGGGTCAATGAATGTCGTGAAGACGGAAGGGACGCCGACAGACACGGGAGTCTGCAATGCGGCATCTCGAGCCATTGCCTTAACCGTTGCATCGTAGTCGACGTTGATCTTACCTTTGGCGTCTGTGGAATAGGACATGAATCCTTTTGCTTCCACACCATGCACGCCTTTTTGCTTTGCTAATTCAAAATCGTTCATTTTTTACCTCAGATTAGGATCCGCTCGCGGCAGGCTGATAACCGAGGCCGTGATTGGAAATGATGATCGTGTCGCCCTTTGCACCAGCCGTCTGAACTGTCCAACCGGTGTCATTTGCGGCACCGGCAGCACCAAATGTGATGGCGCCAGTGGTCGGATCACAGAGAACAGCTTGACCGATGGTTGCGGCCGCAGGTGCGACGATGTAGTAGTCACCTCGAACGGCAATCGTCAGCTCAGCCCCTTTCGGATAAATGTCCGGAGTATCTGTGCCCAGCTCGATGGACGCTGTGAACGTGCGCTCAACAAAACCGATCGGTTTGGCCCCTGCAGAGCCCTTCAAGGATGCGATTGGGAATTTCACGGCTGTTCCGGTTGTGGAGGCGGCTACAGCAAACGCAAAACCACCGCACTGGACAGTACCGTCAGACAAGTAGTTCTGAGGCGTGTAGACGGCCTGATTGAATGCAACCTGCTGTCCCGGAATACCGATAGCAGGATAGAGACCTACAGATTTTTGAAGCATCAAAAAATCTCCTATTTATTTAACATTGTTCAAAATTGCGCTGACGGCAGTCGGCTTCTCGGTCACCTTGGCGCCGGAGTCTTTCGCACCAGCTAAGGCCTTTCGACCCTGCATGTAGGCGCGATACGCAGAACGAGCTTCGGATGCGGGGATGTTTTTCAAACCGAGTTTCTTGAGTGCTGCCACATAGATGGAACCTGCGGAGTCATAGGATCCGGCACGGATAACACCTAACACCGGCTTGACTTCTTCGATTGCGGCCAGTTCAGAGTAGATGGCGTTTCGGAGAATCTTCATGGAGTCAGAGGCAGAACTCTTCTCTTCTTTGCCATCATCAGGTTTCGGATCCTCATCTTGTGCGCCTTCATCTTTCTTCTGGACGTAATTCAATCCGGCAGCAAAAGCCTTCTTCTCTTCTTCAGAAGCTTCATCAAGACCACAGGATTTCAGTGCATCTTCTGCTTCTTTTTCGAGATAGCGTTCTTCGCCTTCGCGTTCGTGATCAGAATCGATGCGTTTAGGATCGTCCTTTTCACGTTTTTCACCGTAGAGAACGCCAGCTTCAAAACCAGCCTTGAAGTTCGGATCCTTCATCTTTTCATCAAGTTCCGGATCGTCGTCCTGAGCCTCTTTTTGATCATCAGGCTTAGGATCTTCGTCTCCTGTAGCCTGAGAGTAAGCCAGGTCAGACAGAGTGGTCTTAAGCTTTTCAGCCTCTTCATCCGTCAGGCCTTTTGCCTTCAGTCCTTCGATGATTTTTTGAATCATCGCGTCTTTGTCATCATCTTGAGCGCCGTCAACGATTTTTCCGTTGGGATCAACGGAATGCAAATCGATAATCGCCTTTGCTAACGTCACTTCAGCCTGCTCAACAGCGTCATCTTTTTCCATATTGAGAAAGTCCTTATTAGAATCGCGAACTCTTACCTCAGGCCCAGCGCGCCCAGTTTCAACAAGCGCAAGATGGTTCGCTCTGATCTTGCGTTGCACATAGTCGTATTTCTCTCCATCAGGTGTCTCACCCGGCGTGAAGTCGGGCTCGAACGTGTACGCAAGACTCAACTCACGCATTGAACCGTCCTCGATCCTGCTGCGTGCGTCCTTGTCGTAAATGTGCAGAGAGTTAACTAAAAACGGAGCCTCAAAAGCTCCGTCCGTTCCGGTAGTTCCGACCCGAGTTTGTTTGTTCTCGGGGGCTCCGCGATCATCGTGGTGCTCAAGATGAATCGGGATACCGTTAATTGATTGAATCGTTTCGGGAGAACTGAGCTCCTCAGGCGGTCGATAGGCGTGATAGATCTTCTCCGGATCAAGTCCGAGCTCTCGCCAGCCTGCAATCTCCTGCCCGTAATACGGAGCAACTTGAACACGCGTCAGCGGAGATTTTTCGACATGAAGGAAGCCATTGTCGTCAACAGATCGAACGCTCACAGAATCAATTGCAACCGTGCGTTTTAGATTTCCCACAGTAATAACCTCGAAAATTGTTTAGTCCGGAAGGATGCTTCTGAACTGGCATCTGCACCAGTAAAGTTCACCTGGCATTACATTCCGCCCGACTTCCTTGTCGTAAAGACCTTTAGAAAGGTCAAACTCTTTGCCGTTCATCTCAATGTGACTCTCGCGAGAGGTGTACTTACCGGGGACGTGAATCCAAACCCCGCGAGTAATGCCCAAACCTTTGCAGTTAGCCTGCTGAATCTGCTGATTCAATTTGAGAGTTTGGTCAATTGCCACACGCTGAGCTCGTTGAGCAGTAAAAGAAGAAGAACGGCCAAGAGCTTCGACAATCTGCGAATAGGTACCGCGACCTTCATACGCATCCATAAAGGCCGCACGGATGTTTGTCAGCTCAGACGTTGTGATGTTGCTGATGAGACTTGTCGTGTCGGCGACCATACGCGGGAGCTCATTCACCGCCTGTGGCGTAATGAAAAAGTGCTTTCGCGTCTGCCTCATCTCGTAGGCAAAAACCGAAGCCGGAACTCCTGCAGCCAGAAGTGATGCTTTCTGGGCTGTTGAGACATCAGTAGCGAGATTCTTCACGTACCATTCAGCGATCTGACGTGTTTCCCGATCTGCGGTTTTCATCCAGTTGCCCATGTTGCGGGCAATGAAGTCATCAACATTGCGACGGAATCGATCAGGATCACGAAGAACCAAACGGTTGATTCGTTCCTTGATATTCCGAAGCCGTGCGCGATCGAGAGGATCATCCGGACGGAACGTTAAGGAAGCGTCCTCGGTCAATCCTCCAGCATCAGACAGATAAAGAAGTATCTCGTTGAGAACCCTATTTCTGAAGGACTTCAAGAAGGTGTCGAGCTTATTTTTGAATTTTGCTTGTCTGCCAAGGTTCGGCTGAACGGCACGAGCAGTCTTCATTAGAAAATCTCTCCAGCTTTGTCTTCGTCAGTCTTCGGCGCCGGCGCCACATTCTCAGCCGATCGCTGCTTCAGAAAGTTATTCATCAGCTCATTCTGCTGACTGGGATCATCAGTCATGAGTTCGCCTTCCATCCCTTCCGGCAATTCTTCCGGAATGAAGTCCAAACCCATATCCGTATCACGACGGACAAACTCACGAACCTCTTCAGCACTCAGAACATTGCGATCCTGCAGCACAGCCAACATGTCGACCTTCGTCTTAGCTGTGATTGCTGTAGCAGCGGCATCGGCCTCTCCGAGTTCGTTGAACTTGAATGTAATAGACTGATCAACGTGTCCAAATTCAACCAACTGGATAGCTTTCAAGACGGTTTGAATTGCATCTCGATTGAGCTCCTGCTTCGACTTGATGTGGTCGTAGTAATTCCGGATATCGCTCTGACCGGTCGCGTTGAAACCACTCGGAGAGATTCCGAGGAGCTTGACCGCCGGCGTGCGGTTGATAGCCGCAATGAATTCCAATGCCTGCCGGATGATGCCTTCAACTCCTGAGATCGTCAGAGTGATGTTCTGCAGATCCTCGGAAGAGTCACAAGCGAAAATGGCCTCATTCGAGCGATAACGCTGTAACAGCATCATCTTCGCGTCTAACTGCTCGATGCCGCCAGTTTGCAGCGCTTCGGCAAAATTCGTTTTGAATACCGTGAGGTTCAGTTTCTCCAGGATGCTGACGCCTGTTTCTCTGGCTTTATTCCAGTGCAGAACATAATCCCAAAGAATCTGAGCTTGTGGGATTCCAAGGAAGTTATAGGCTGGCCTCAGAAGTAAAGGAGGCTCATTGTCCACGAGCCTGATCATGCGGGAAGCGTGAACCTCTTGACCAAAAACAAACCAAGACTTTGGCTTTAGGTAATCGTCTTTGAGCGGCTGGTTGGCGTTGTAAAAACCAGGAGAAACATTGACCGGATCAATGACAATAAATTTGACTGTCTTATCCTCGCCCACTAGCTCGGCTGACTTGTCGGAATAGTTGAGAGGAAGCTTTAGAGCCTCTCCTTCAACTCCGGTGTCAACGAAAATGAAGCATCCGCCCATGAAACCAACGATGCTCAGAGCTTCATTAAAGAGCTTCCTCAGTCGATATTTGTTCTCCTGAAGATCTTGTAGCTTCTTTACGTTGTCTGCCGATTCGTCTTCTCCGCCCTCGACCTGAATCCATTCCCGGCACATATCATCCGCAACGGTCTGAATGCAGGTGCGGATCATGCCGTTTTGCGCGATATTCTGCAGGACGCCATAGCCGACAAACGATGTCATCGGGAACTGTCCTAGATCCAAAGCGTGCTGCGTCAACGATGCATAGTACGCATTGAAACTCGAGCCAATCGCGGCATCATTTGTGAAACGAGACTCTGCTTTCTCCGGCTCTTTTGTGTTTAAGGTGATCGGAGGATAAAAGAGTGTTTTAGCCTCCTCCGGAGAGAACGATGTTCTAGGGGGCACGAAGCGAGAGCTTGCCGCATCGATGATCTTTTGATTGATCTTTCGGCGTTTGTTTTCGTCTAGTTGATTCATGATTTTCAAAATCTAAAACGTGCCTGCTGCATCTGCTCTCGGGTCAAAATGACACCTTTTCCACTCCGGAAGTAATTCAATGCCTGAGTTGTAGCGTCACAGTTGTGAACTAAGACTCCGTTTGCAAAAAACATGTGAACATCACTCACACACAGGTTGTAAACGGGCTCTATTCCACCCCAGCTTTCGGCTACAAGCTCTGGAGCATGTAGTTCTGGGTTTTCTGCCTCCACCCTCGATGGAAGTGAACTCTTGACCACAGATTTCGCATTTTTTTGTGACCGAATAACACTCGTAATTCCATCTGTATTTGGTTTCACACTTTCTTGAGCAGAACCTTCCGTTTGGACTTTTTGCCTCAAAAATGGAGCCACAAAGCGAACAGACACATTGATAAAAGGTCGGAAGCCTTTCTTTAGCATGCTGGCGATGCCAACTTCTTCCTTCTTCGCTTCTATGCCATGCACTTGCAAGCGGCCGCACCTTGTCAAGATGTTTTTTGACCCTTTCAGTTTTGTAATTAGTTTTCTTGCAGTGTTCATTCCGTGATAAACACTCAAGATTGCTAAATTCGTTATTGAAAGTGTTGCCGTCCTTATGATGGATATGAAACCCTTGAGGCACAGTTTTCCCAGAGAAGAATTCCCATATAGCCACATGGAGCCCTTTCGGAGCTTTCCTGCCTTCGTTCGTGGTGGACTGGCTAAGGTAATACTTCCTCGATCCCATGAGACGATAGGTAACGCCGTTGAACGTAACCTTCTCTGCAGGATTGGATTTATCAAGTTGCGGTATTTGAGCTTGATGCATTCTTCCTCCTCAACCGTTTGGAACGCTTTTATCTCCGCATCTCGCGTAATAAATGGGTGATCCGGAGTAGCCGTTACTCCAAACTTCGATATCACATTTCTGGTACCTGTCTTTCCGGAGAACAAAACACGTTTAAGACCGAATGGGGTTAGAACCATTTCGCCCGCCTTAATCTTTTCTATCGGCTTGTCTCCAAAAAGAGTGGCCACCTTAGTTCCAGCAACGAAACACTGGTCATCGTGAGAACCTGCGGGAAACTCAAGCAACTCGCTGACGTAATGCGGCACCCAAGGTGCTGCACTGTCTTCCGGAATAAAAACATTCCCTGCCTCAAAATAAGGAGTGACGGACGATGCCCGGGCCTCTTTCGATTCAGTGGGCGTTATCGGAACAAATCCCGAAACCGTAGATTTCAGCTCAGAGATCACCGCCGATCCGTTCGCCTTATCTTCAACCAGCTTCCGGACAACACGCGGCCACTTATGGGCAAGAACTCGGACCATCTCTTTTGTCTTCACAAAATCCCATTGGCCCCGTACTTGATCAAGCAGGTAAAAATTCGGTCCTTTTTTGCCCCACACTTGACCGACCACATAGTCGGAGTTTTTGGAATCCTTGAACGTCATATCCCACGACATGAGCGTATGGTCAAACTCTGGCGGAAGGCTTGTTGCTGTCCATCTTCTAAACCACTCGAGCTTGAATAAAGCACCGCCATCGGGAACCGGATGCTGCTGATACAGTGCCTCCCAGTCACGACTGCCGATCGTTTTCTGGATCTGCAGCAGAGTTGAGAGCGGATACCGCTCAGGATGCAGAGCTTCCCCAGCTTTGCGGTGCAATTCGTCATGCTCCGCAATTGCCGGATAATTCACGATCCGGAATGTATCTCCCTCTCCCATTCTCTGGATCAATCGACCAATCAGATCGTCTGTGTGCCAACGGGTGGCCATTACGATGACGCCTCCTCCGGGAGACAGTCGGGTGTATGCGGTCGATGTGTACCAATCCCAAATGGAGTCTCGAATAGTCTTAGAACCTGCTTGAGCTCGGTCTTTAATCGGGTCATCGATAATCAGGATATCGGCACCCTGACCTGTTATGCCCCCACCCACACCGCAAGAACGATAGGCGCCGGCATGACCAACAATCTCGAAGAGGTCAGAGGTTCTTATATAGGATCCCCGGGAGTCGGTACGCACTCTCGAATTGCTGAGCCGAGTATTCGGAAACAGGTCAAAGTATTTCTCATCATCTATTACGCGCTGAACATCTCTGTTGAAGCGCTGTGATAGGTCTGAAGAATACGATGTTGCGATGATTTGAAGCTCCGGATTTCTCCCAAGGGCAAAAGCCGGAAAGCGCCTAGAAACAAGCTCACTCTTCCCGGATCTCGGAGGCATCGTGATAATTAGCCGAGGAGACTTTTTGTCCGCCACGTCCTGCAGGAACCTGTCTAGCTCATCACAAATTTCTTTGTGTACCCAGCCGAGCAGGTAGTCAGGTTTTGTGTGCAATGTGAAGTAAGACAAGCCCTTTCGGGCCTTAGCTAGTCTGATCTCCTGTATCGTTGGAAGCCGCATTCACAATACCCTCCAGCGCGTCTAATTGTTCCAAGGTGAGCTTGCTTAGATCCAGCTGGTTAACCTTGTCGACTTTAACCGGCTCTCCATCTTTGCCGGTAATTTCCTTACGGTCAGTCTCTTTCCACCCACAGCGACTCTTCATGTAAAAAATGGTCGCTGCCGGATTTCCCTCTCGGATGAGAGCCATCAACTTGCCACCAACAAAGGCGTTGGCCTTAGCCTTTCCCTTTTTTATGGCGGTGGCAAAATTGGCAAAATCTTTTTTTCGATTTCTCAAGGTTCGATAACTAATCCCGAGCGCGAGAGCAATCTCTTCCTCGTTGTCACAAACCTGAGCCAGTTGTTCAACCTTCTCCAGATCAATCTGAATGCGTGGACGAGTCCGCTTCTTTTGAACTTTTTCTTCCATGCCTTCAACCTTCTTTTGGTTAACTGGTCACATCGATGATCTTCTGAATTAAATCCTCAGGTCCGAAACTCTTAACGAAATCCTGAACCTGCTCTTTGTATTCGATCGGAATTGAGAGCGTCAGATTAAAGCGGTCTGCCTCGGGCTCCTCTTTTTCCGGTTCTTCCTCTTCCTCAGCGGGTTCGGTGGTTCCACACAACAAAGCATTCAACTCTTCGTCGGAAAAACCAGTGACCGGCGCCAAATCTGTATCCTGCAATTCCTGCAGCTCAATTCTCAAGAGATCAATATCCCAACCAGAATTAAGAGCAATTCGATTGTCTGCGAGGATAAAGGCCTTCTTCTGCGGATCGGATAATCCGCTTAGTTCGATGGTCGGGACAACCTTAAGCCCAAGTTTTTTGGCCGCCTTCAAGCGTCCATGTCCGGCAATCACTCCGCCCTGTTCATCCACAAGGATAGGATTGTTGAACCCAAATTCCTTGATCGAACTGGCGATTTGATTCACCTGTTCCTCAGAATGCGTCCGGGCATTGTTTGCATACGGAATCAGGTCATTGACCGGCCTGTAAAGAATTTTGAGTTCAGATTCCTTCATAGCTTAAAAAAGGTGCGCCCGACATCTTTCAGCCGAGCGCACTCCAACCAACCCCAAGGAGATAGTTTGTTAAGGCGGTTTTCTCCGACATTCTCGTCAGGAGAATTAGAAATCCAGCGGAGTGAGCATCTTCCCGTTGGGAATCTAGACTTGCTGGATGTTGTAACTTTGTCGCTTGACTACTTAATCAGCGAGTAAGCGAAGGCAAAAGATATGACGGTCATGCACATCATCGCAATGATGGAGAAACCCCAACGGAGAAAAAAGGACCATTTCGGATAACGGTCTAATAGTTCCATGACTAGCTTCCTACAGTGCTTTGATATAATTTCCATATCGACCTACTGGTTCTAGGTTGACACTAAAAACCCCGTACAGCTCGCAACTGTCGGGGTTTTGCTTTGTTTGGCTCGGTGCTTAAGCCCACCGAGAGGCTGTGCGGTTTGTCGATAAACGTTGTGGACAACAATGAAACCGCTAAAGAAATCAAAGGGCCAAGCACCCCAAGATAATTGACAGAATCAACAAAAAATTGATTGTCCGGAGCGCATATCCTCGTCTGTTATGAATAGCGTTCAGAGCATCAATCGAGCGCTGATACTGTTTGAGCAAATCCTTCTGGACAGATAAAACAGGCACATCATCGGGGTACCGAGTGTTCAGCCATCTCAGGTAATCCTTGCAAATTCCGGAAGGATAAGCAGCGCCGCTTGAAAAGATAATCGACATCAGCAAGGACGCAAACCCTAAAGCTCCGGAAACAACTGCCAGCCACATCCTCCAGCCTTGGAAGAAATGGTTGTCGAATAGATAGAACAGGACACCGAGGACCACAACGCAGAAGCCTTGGTAGAAGGCCAGCCGCTTTGTTTGCTCTGGGAGCTCGGCGGCAATTTTTCTATCCAGTTCGGCTTTAGCGGTATCGATAAGGATGGATGCAGTCTGGATGTCGTACTTATTAGGTTCGATCATAAAAGTTCCGTTGTTGACCTCTGAGAGGCAACAGATAACAAAAAAGCCCCGGAATCGGAGCTCTCGTATTCGCCTGACTTAACGCTCTGTGTCTCGTTCTCTTCGGACACACCGGTTCCTCCGCAAGGAACCGTCATCTTTAAGCCTTTAGGCGGCCTGGCAAACAGGCTTGAAATTGTCTACTTCTGACTATACACCAAAAAGAAGCCCCTCGGGCTGGAGGGGCGGAGTTTCAAATTTCGATTGTTAGGCAGCGTGCGTCAACGCCCAATGCTTGTAACAGTCAAGGTCTTTGACTGAAAATCCGAGATCATCGAGCGAGCGTTCGAGCTCAACAAAATTAAGGTTGTTCACAACGTCCCAAAGTTTACTTGCGTCGGGTACATCCAAAGCCAGCATGACCCGCATTGCCTGCATCAGAGGTTTTCTGAAAAGGTAGCGCTGGTAGTAGCAGAACACTTGCATGGTCTTCAAGAAATCCGCGTAAACAACGTATCTTTGCGGCCTCTCGGTCTCTGGAGGAGTGGTAGTCGGAGCTTCGGGCACGCTCAAGTCAACCGTTTCAATAAAGCGCAGGCAGTCCTCGAATTGCGACTGTTTGAGTTCTGTGTAGCGTGGGATTTGGTAGCGTACCTTGATCGCGCGGTAGATCGTCTGATAGTACACAGCCGTTTTCTTTGCGCGTCTTGCTACTGCCTGTTGGATGGCAACTTGTTGCGCGTTGGTGATCGTGTCACCTGTTGGAACTTCGTAGCGTCCGGCCCTGCGAATAGCCGGTAAAACCTCATTCGTGACCCAGCGCTTGAATTGTTTTGCCTTCGGAAGTTTCGAGCCGAAGATCAAGGCGTACAGGCCGCTTTCGTTTACGCAGTTGACTAACTGTTTGCCGCCGTTGGTTTGAACCTCGACTTTACAAACGTCTTCGGGGTCGCAGTGAGTTTTAACTGCATTGATAGTATCTTTAAATCCAAGAGCTAAGCAGACCTGCTTTGCTACAAAGAGCGGGTTAAGAACTGTGCCGAGAATAGTAAGAGATTTATTCTCAAATGTGAAAGATAAAGCACTAGACATAATTGTCTCCTAAACAAGTTTTTGGACTTGTCTCCACACGCCAATGTGGAGAGCAAGGCTTTTGGGATTGGCGTCCCGTAGTTTAGGTTACGGCGTATCTTTAGATACTCCCAAAGCCTCGCTCATAAGAGACTTTTAAAGGAGGTGGCGTTTCGCCATCCCCTTGCAATCAGCTATAAAAAAACGCCTTTCGGCGACTGATCGCCTAAACCCTTGCGGGACGCCAATCCCGCGCTGTTGTTCAACAGCGAGGTCAGTATAGCGATACTCCGAGAAAAAATAAATAGGTTCATCTTAAAAAGCATCTTTAACCTTCCTTTCGTTGATTTGTTCGAAATATCGAATTCGAAAAGCGAAAAATATCAAGGCATCTTCAGTCCACCGATCAAGCTTTCTCCGCTTGATGTTCCAGATTCGCTTACCTGCCTTGCTCAATGAAGACTGGGAGCCAAACACATATAGCAGAACAATCAGTTTCGCTGTCCGGACATTCAACCCATGGGTTCCGATAGAGAGAACTTCGGTTCCCGGCGCCGAGAAGTTTTGCCAAACGACATTGAGAAAATCCGCGTCCCTCATGTCGACTTCGCGGGCCTTCATGCCGCTGTTGCCATCATCCTCTGTGTAGTCCTCAGAGAAATCCGTCTTGTTTCTTGTCAGTGCGAGAGCTCTCTCTACCGCGTAGGCAATTGAGACGTTTTTAACAACGCGGTCACGATATGCCCGCCGCCAATTGTCCAAACGAGGTCTGAGATCATCAATGAGTTTTTGTTCTGTTTCTGTCATCCAAGAGTCCTCAAGTAACTAAACGTGCAGTAGAGATAAATAATCCCGATGGCTGACAGCCCAAAGAAATCCAACTTTTTCCTGAGCTTGTCGCGGTGCTCCAAAAAATCCGCAATCTTCTTAGCGACCCAAAGAAGGGCGAAGATTGCCATCACAGAATTGAGCCACCAGAAAACAAATGCTTCAACGTTAAAATGCCTGAACATTCCAACCCCCTCCTTCTTTCTTCGGTTTCGGCGTGACGACGAACAGTGGAATCGGGCACTCATCAGCACAGACTTTGCATTTCACTTTTGCGTCATCGGCAAAGATCCTCAAGGATCCCTTGACTTCATGAAGCTCTAGCGTTTTATCCGGACGCATGACCAAAAAATCAGGCGTGTATGAGCATCGGTTTGAGGCAATCTTCCATGTGAACCGCTCGAACCAGTATTTGAGAATTAACCCAGAGTTTTTCTGTTGTTCCAGGTAATCTCGATAGGCGGCCTCAGTTCGGTTCATTTCACCGACCTTGAGCCTGCCTTTTGCTTGTAAAAACCTTTTCATTTATCCCTCCTGATGGATTTTTGTTGTTTGGTTGAATTGTTTGATGCCGTTTCCAGAACATTAGAGTTCCGTTGAGCGATGATCTGAGCGTGTGAAGACCAACGCTCAAACTGTGAGAAAAAATCTCTTCTGCGTTGAATTTGCTCGTCTCCTGCTTGTTCAAATACCGTGCATCGAGCAAACGAGATCGGATAGCACTCGATGCCGGCGCCTTTGTCCGGATGGTGGCAGTAGATGTTCATGTCCCCAAAGGACTGTTTTGGAGGAAGATGCTTCTTCCCGTCGGGTCCTATCCAGAAGGCCTGAGCATGAATGCAGTAGAGGCAGCACCCGCTCATTCAGACTTCCTTCGGAAAGCACAAACGAAATCGACAGCAATAACCATCCCCAAAATCTTCAGGCTGTAATCAATGTTCGATCCTGAGTAGGCGAACCATGCAAAGTCGATAAGGCTTAAGACTCCACCGGATAGACCTACCAGAGCGAAGAAATTAAGGACATCAAAGTTCATTTCGTTCCCTGCCAAATAGCAACCGATCACACAGCATCCGAGCACGTACACGCAAAAATATCCAAAAACGTCCATGCTTTAACTCCTTTTTAACCGATCGGTTAATTTGGTTTCCTTACTGATCTGAAGCGCCGCCCTCACGAGTAGCCCAAACAGCACCAGATTGATGAACACCACCGGCGCCAAAATGATCATCAGCATCTGCCATGCACTCTCAGACATAAAACCTCCTAAAAGTAGGGTTCCGGCGCCGGCTCGGACTTTGTTAAATCCAGCCATGGCCTCACTGGAACACGCGTCCACGACGTGCAGAAATTCAGACTGGCGTTGTCTCTCCAAAGCTTGATGAAACCTTCCCAAGCTCCGTTTCTCTGCTTGCACAGGTTCAAAACAAAATCAGGCTTGGTGTCATCGACATCTTTTCCTTCTGCCTTCTTTTGCACCTAGGAAAAATCACGAGCCAAAACGAAAACATTGAAGGCAATGTTCGTGATGTTGGAGCTCCCTTTGATTGAGTCTTTTGAAGCTGAATCAAAGACGGAGTAAGTTTTTGAACTGGCATCGCCACGCTTACGGCAATGGGCCACAACGACAATGTGGACATTGTTGGTCCGGGCAAACTCCACCAGTTTGGTCATCACATAATCGGTTTCCTTCTTGTCCATGTCGTCTCTGACACACATCATCAGAGAGTCAACAAAGAGGATGTCTGACTTGTAGTCACGGACAGCTGAATCAAGGAGGCGCAAAAGTTCGTCCGGAGAAACCTTTCTCTGAAGGTCACAAATTCGCATCCTGGAGGCGAATTGTTTGAAGAAGAGGTCAACGTCAGGCTCTTCAATCATCCGTTTATCAGTGCTGCAGACCGTCTGCATGAGCATTCTTTCGATCGTCCGTACCGGAGCCATTTCAAAGGAGGCGATGTAGAGAGAAGCCCCGCATGAAATGAGGTGAAGTCCAATCTGCCCTAGCAGAAGAGATTTTCCGGAACCGTTTTCACCAGCCAGCACCGTTAGTTCTCCGGGACGAAATTCAAAATCGATCGGTCGACCGATGCAGCCTTCATTGGTTTGCGTGAAGGGAAGCGTGAACTTGGCAACATGAGTCTTCTTCGCGTCCAGATAGTTCTGGAAGTCGTTCTTAAACTCAAGAACGTCCTTGTTGATAAAAAACTCAGGAGACTTGTACGCCCTGCTCTCGTAGTCGGCGAGCGATGTTTCTATCTCGGCTCCGCCCGTCGGATCGCCCCAGTAGTCATCCAGCTCAGGCGAAACGCTTGTATTTTTTGGATTCATAGTCAAATTTCCATGCAATCAGTTGTTTGTTTTTGAACATCACCGAGACGACAACGGCGGCAGGTAGGGATTTGGGAATTTCGAGCATCCAACGACGGACGGTTTCTCTGAGTTCGGGCGTATCGTCAACATCGATAAAGTCGATCAGAACAGTCTTGCCTCGGAGAAATTCGGCCTTAATGTGATTAGGCTCATCACAGAACGAAAACAGCACCGTCGGAACTTGTGGCCGTCTTCTGGGCAACACCTCAATTTCATCCTCGTAGATCGCATCAGCCTGATAGAGAGCTAGCTCGCTGTCAGTCAGGCGTGGAAAAAAGACCAACTGGGTAGTCGTAAATGCGTCCGGATGCTCGTAAAACGTTCTACCCTGATCGTCTCGAACAACGGCAGCAGTGGCAAACATCATCTCTGCTCCTCATTGTTGGGAAGGTCTTTGATGTCGTAGGCTCTCATGCCTGCATGGAGCTTCTCTACGAACTTGTTTTTGGCACCGGTTGAATACGTGACGGGAGGAAGTTCTTTGTTGTATTCAGCTGCTGAGACCCAATGAGCATTTGGATCTTTCCAATCGTCTTTAACCCAATCGGCCTTGAACCCTGTCCAGTTGCGGACCATCATTTCATTGATGACCTCTTCCAATTTCCAGCCGGCGGTTTTAGCTTCCTTACGAAGAAGCGAAACCACTCTTTCCGTTACCGGCGCCTTCTTTTGCTTTCGATAAGCCAAAAAGTCCCGCCAAAACTCGTCAGTCAATTCCTCAGGTTTCTGGAGGCGTTGTGTCTTGACTTCCTTTTTTGGCTTCGGTTCAACTATTTCCTTTTTGGAAACACTTGCCTCCTGCTCTTCAAGCGGAAGTTCTTCCTCAATGGCTTCAGTTTTAAGAGAAACTGGTTTTTCACACTCACGCCCCGCGAAATTTTCTGCAAGTTCCGACTGTTTTTCGTTCTTTTCGGTGCGTGTATATGTTTCTTGTTCTTGTTCTTGTTCTTGTTCTTGGCTTCGGAGGGCCTTAGAAGGGGCTTCTATGGGGCTTGATGGGAGGTCGTCTCCTTCTTGTGTCTGAACGCCGAATTCTTGAATTTCGGGTGAAGGAATATTCTTAAAACCAAGATTAAAACACTTGTTATATTCTTTAATAAACAAGTATTTAAAGTTATCAGGCATGGATTCAATAGCTGTCCTAATACCCGTTACTCTTTTGTCTGTTGGCTTTAATTCCGGAGCAATCTGAAATAGCGCCATCTTTTTGACGAACACATACTCGCTTTCATAGTCGTAAATGGCGAAATCTTCCCTTTGAAGGGTCTCCAAAGCCTCTCGAATACCCTTTAAAGGACCTTGGAAGGGGCTTGGAAGGGGCACCGAAGGGGCTTCTAACGGAAGACCAGTTTCTGCTGAGATTTGGCACAGCGGACAATAAAAGACTCCGGTCATGTCATTGTTCGGACAAGAAAGCAGATAAGCCGCCACCAATTTGGCCGAAATATCGCATCTTAGTTTCCGACCAGTCTTCCCTATCCAGAATTTGGGTGTAATGCTCGAATATTTACGCATTTTTTAGCGCTCCTATTCAAACGGAAGAAATCCGGTCAGCAATAACTCTCTTTGCATCATCCCAAGGAAAATCAGGCCGGAGTTCTTCCATCTTCACTGCACCTTTCGTGAACTGTTCGATTTTTGCGCAGTGACGGGAAGGGATAGGACGTTCATTCCTAATCCAATTTGAAATATTTGAGGCTGGAACACCTAAAAAATCAGCCAATGCCTTCTTGGACGGCGATCCAGTCAATTCAAAAAATTCAGCAAGTTTCATAAAAACCACCATTACCTATTTGGTTAGATTTTATCATTATCTAATTGGTAATTGTCAATTATCAATTTGGTAAGCTGTGCCTAAGGAGATAACTATGAAAACAGTCGCTGAAATTCGTCGAGATAACTTAAATACACTCGTCAGTAGAGCTGGCTCCATTGCGGAGCTGAACGAACAGTTAGGAAGGAAACGAAATCATCCTTCGCTGGGCCAGATAAGAAACCGATCTGATAGAGGAAATGGAACGTTTTATGAAATGGGGGATAAGCTGGCCAGAGACATCGAAGAAAAATTAGGGCTCAGTTACGGCTGGATGGACACCAACCACACTCCGGACGACTGGCCAGATGACAACATCATCAACTTGAAAAGAATCAACATCCAAGCCTGCTGCGGGTCAGCTGGCATCCAGAATTATGAGGATGATGCCTTCGTTGAACAAATCCAAGTCTCACGGCCTTGGTTCCAAGAAAACATTAGCAAGATTAGGGAGCAAGGGTATGAACTCATAACCGCCTCTGGTGACTCAATGGAACCAACCTTTAGAAATGGCGATTTGATCGTAGTGGACCGTCAAGACAGGGATCTTAAGCGGGATGGTGTTTTCTGTGTTCTTGTAGATGGAGATCTATATGTGAAACGGGTTCAGCGCATTCCCGGAGCCGTTCTCTTTATTTCAGACAACTCCCTTTACAGGCCGTTCGAGATTCCCATCAAAGAAGTTGAATTTAGGCTTCAAGTTTTGGGGCGCGTCGTCAACTCCATGAATCTCAAAAGATACGACTGAATGGATAGAAGGAGCCGATATGGAACTTCCCTTGCTGAGAACTTTAGAAAAAATCTTCAAATATTATTAATTGGAGAAATATGCTATGACAGAACAATTTCTTTCTTGTGATGCACCATTAGTCGTTGAGTATCTGAATGCAATCAATAGATCTTCTTGCCCCTGGTGCAAAAGTAACGACTGGAGCATGATCACTGAGAGCTCGGCCATGTGCGTAGGAGAACCAGCATTGGAAATGGCCAACTCCGTCAGGTATACAACTCCTCCTGTTACTGAAGGAGTGAGAGACGCAAAATTTATCCTGAAGCCCTCAGATGAACCTCCTAGTGTTTACATGCGTTTAAGGTGCAACGTTTGCAGCTGTGAATTGAGATTCGACTACTTCCAGTTAATCAAAAAAGCCAAGGCCTGGAAAAATAACCAAGTAAGGTAAACGCAATGGAAGCCGATCAGGGGAATAAGATAAAATTAGCTCAAAGAGATCAAGACTCGGTGGGCATAATGATGGGACATGAGACTCGTCTAGGGTACATAGAAGGCAGACTGGAAAGCTTTGCAACCAAAGCCGACATAAAAGATCTGGAAGGAAAAATTGCCGTATCCGATCAACGTACACTCACCCATGTTTCCGAGGCCATTGGAAAGCAAACAAAATGGATAGTAGGAGCAATCCTAGTGCCGCTGGTTGTTGCCATCATAGGTTGGTCGATCGTAATTGTTCAATTATTAAAAAAATAACAAACGCCGCCTCCGGGCGGCTTACTTTTTTTATTTATTTTTAAGGCGTTAATACAGCTTCAACCAAGATTACCTATCAGGTAAAACCCCGCTACCAAAACCGGTAACGATGAAGCTTATTCCTTTTTAACCAGTCTTAAAATAAGTGGCTAACAAAACATCGAATTTCAAAAATATGGAAGAAAAAAACATCGTCCTTTACGGCAATATTGATGACGGCCCCGTCGTTGCTGTACTAGTGGAAAATGAGACCATGTGGCTCACTCAGAAGATGATGGCTGATCTCTTTGGTACAACCACTCAGAATGTTCAGCAACACTTGGATGCAATCTATCGTTCTGGAGAACTCGATGAAGATTCAACTATCAAGATTTTCTTGACAGTTCGCCAAGAAGGGTCTCGCACGGTCAATCGTTCCGTTAAGCACTACAATCTGGATGCCATCATTGCAGTCGGCTACCGAGTAAACAGTAAGCAAGCGACACATTTTCGCCAGTGGGCAACCCAAGTTCTTAAAGAGTACATCATCAAAGGATTCGCCCTAGATGATGATCGTCTAAAACAAGCGAAGACTGTTCTTGGAAAAGACTACTTTCAAGAATTGCTGGAACGAGTTCGCTCCATCCGAGCAAGCGAACAGCGGATCTGGCTTCAAGTTACTGAAATATTCAAGGAATGCAGCATCGACTACGACAGTCATTCATTGGAAGCAAGACGCTTTTTTGCAACTGTTCAGAACCGTTTTCACTTTGCCATCAACAATCAAACTGCCGCCGAGATTATTCATGCCAGAGCAGACCACACGAAGCCACACATGGGTTTGAAAACGTGGTCTAACAGCCCGGAGGGGCGTGTCAATAAATCAGATACGACAATTGCAAAAAACTATTTGGACGAAAAGGAGCTCAAGTCATTAGAGCGTTCCGTCAACAGTTATTTTGATTACATTGAAGGACAGATTGAACGCAAGAAGAATTTTAGTATGCTCGAGCTGCGCCAGTCTGTAGATAAGTTCCTGGCATTCAATGACCTCCCGGTTTTAGAAGGAAACGGACAGGTTTCTAAAAAGCAAGCTGAAGAAAAAGCTCACAAAGAATACGAAATTTTCAACAAAACTCAGCCGATAGGCAGAGACTTTAAAAAATTCCTAAACGAAGTTAAAAAATTAAAGAAATAATCTACCCATAACTTAGAAGCCGCCCCCAGGCGGTTTTCTTGTACATAAAAGTAACTGATTAACCTTTAACAATAAAGAACAAAATCAGTTACAATCAAGCAAGCAGATTATATTTTTAGGTGCTTGCTATGGATGATAAAACTAAGCAGTCCAAAGGCGGTGTTGAAAGAGCCAAGAAACTCTCTCCCGAGCGCAGATCTGAAATTGCACGCAATGCAGCATTAGTAAAGAGCGGAGGCTTTAAGGCCATCCACAAAGGAAGTTTCAAAGAAGTCTTGGGACTTGATATACCCTGTTATGTTCTGAACGATTCTGCTCATACTGCAGTAATTAGCCAAAGAGGAATGGCGCAGGCTTTGGGGTTCACTAGTATTAGAGGAGATACCTTTCCTTCTTTTCTAACTACCCAATTTATCTCTGATTATGCCGGCAGTGAATTATTAAAAAATAGCTCTCATCCTATTGTTTTTAAAACAAATATAGATGGCGGTGAAGTAAAAGCTCACGGATACGACGTAACAATTTTGATCGATATTTGTCAGGCTATCGTAAAGGCAAATGACGACAATCGTCTCAAATCAAATCAAACTTTTTTAGTAAAAAACGCTTCAATAATTCTTCAAGCCTCTGCCAAGTTAGGTATTAGAGAACTTGTTTACAAGCTCGCTGGATACAACTCTACAAAAGCAGCGGTAATTGCGGCCTTCAGAGAGTACATCCTTGAAGAGGCAAGAAAATGGTCGAAAGAGTTCCCGGACGACTTATACGCAGAATGGCAGAGGCTTTATGACATACCAGTCCCAGTCCGAGGTCGTAACTGGGAACATTATCATCTAACGTTGAAGTTCATTTACCTTCCTTTGGCCAAGAGCAATGGCAAGCTCCTTGCGTTGCTCAAGGAAGCGAAAAAAGAATCAAAAGGCAAAAAATACGACAAACTCCACCAATTCCTCAACGAAATTGGCTTAACAGCTTTGCGTGCACATATTTGGCAGGTTGTCGGTATCGCCAAAACTAGTCAGTCAGTAGAAGAATACGAACGAAGGTTCTCTCTAGCTTTCGGAGGACAACTGCCCTTTGAATTTGATGAATAATCACTGAAATCATTCTTGACCGCCTCCGGGCGGTTTTTTATTGCCGCGAGAGCGGCTTTTTTGTTGTCTCCGAAAAACAACAAACTTTCAACTCAAATAAATCTTATCGTCTTGGTAACAAAAATCTAACCTAATTGATTGCATAATTTATTACCTATATGGTAATATTTGCTTATCAAATTTATAGGACAAGACGATGTTCCTCCAATAAAGACAATTTCAGAATCGGCGCCATGGAGAACTAAACGCCGACGCAGCAGGTAGAAAAAGAGCCTGCTAGTGAAAAAATTCGAAACGGCCAAGTGCAGGCGGTGCTGGTCACGCGAAGACAGACAATCGAACACCAGCAGTCAGTGAAATGAATGACTTAGGTAAAAGGGAAGCCAGTCAGCATTTTTCAGCTAGAGACCTCTGACAAATAGCGCATTTGAGATGCACGCAGTATCAAGAACAGCAAACTGCGTTGAGGTCCTGAGAAACCAACCAAACGAGGAAATGAAAACCAAGAACAGTAACTCAGGCGGCTCGGCATCGTAAGCCGGGTGAGCTAAGCGCTCTCGCAAGAGAAACTGTAGAGCGCAAACATAAGGACATTCCGAACGGTCGGTCAGTAGTTGTAGATCTCTTGAGTGGCTTTAATCGGAGTGTCCTTTTGTTTTTAAGGAGTGACAATGAAAGAGATAGTCCACGACAGCGATTGTGCCGTAAACAATGAGCCAGCCTTTCCCGCCGGCCCTTGTGATTGCGGAGCAGAAGCTAGAGCTCAGCGTCGATTCGCGAGAATGATGGGTCAGATTTTTTATAAAAAGGCGGCTCGCTGTAAAAATGCTCTTCGGTTAAAACTAGTCCGCGGATTCTGTCGATCAAAAACAGCCGCCAGCAAGGGACTGTTCCTGAATGCGTATCTCCTTCTATTTGGTAACCACGAACGGCAGGCATTCCTGCGGTGGTGTAGCCGAGTGTCGCGCATTCAACGACTCTATCCAGACCGTCGTAGTTAAAGGTCACGATCCTCTTCTCTTTGATAGCAGAGACCAAGAGGATGTACTTGTTAAAGACATTCATTTTCCTTCCTTAGAAATTGAGCTTAGACAATTCAATTTTAGGAGGGTGGCGGCTCGGAAAGACGAGCACTTCTTCTCTGGAGATAACCATGGAAAAACCGAAGAAATTAACGAAGAAACAACGGCTCGAATTACTGGAGCAGAAAAGAGCTGCCAAGGCCTACTGTGACGAGTTGGCCAAACGAAATGAGTTCGACTATGGAAACTGTTGGGATTATGCCTGCGAGTTCGGACGCGGCTGGGAAGTTGATGAAATCTACAACTACCTGCGCAGGTATTGCTGAGAATCCTATGAAAATACCTTTCCCCAGTCTTCCGAAGTATCAGGCCCGCTGGATTCCTGTTCTATTCACTCCCGTAACTTGCGGTGAGGATGTTCTATTTGTAGGCATTTGTGGCGAGTTCAACAACACTAAATTCGCAGAGAGAATCTTGCCGGACGAAACGCTCAATCGCCTTTTCCCGGTAAGTCCTCAAGCTCAAGAATTTATTGATTTCGTCATCGGTGCTTTGAATAAAAGCGGAGACTTTAGTGCGGACGGCTTAATACTCAGCGGGTTCAAGCTTGGCCGGCCGTTCGATACTTATTGCGATACCAAACTTGATTTGATTGAACAGGCCATAAAGTTCTCTTCAAGCTTTGTCACGTTTGAGGAATACTTAGCTTGGAGTAAATCAAAAGCGCCGGCCTGCCGCTAGGACAGTTTCCGGCGCCCGCCATTAAGACGCATTTCTCAGTGTTCTCACACTGCATTCCGTCTGGGGAGGATCACTAGGGTCAACCTGATCCAGTCCGTCTAAATCGATTATAGAACCCACTTATTAGAAATTTTCTAATAGCTCATTCAAAAGCCCCTTCCCTGTCAATTTTCTTGTGTCTGTTCAGTGAACGGCAGCGGAAGGGGTTTCTGAATGAATTGAACATCAAAGGAGACAACAATGACTGATAAAGAGCAAGATGTACCGTGCGCGATTTGTTGCGGGAACCTCTCGCTTTCTATGACTAAAGAGGAAATGCAAGGATTGTTAGAAACGCTGATAGAGCGCAACCTAGATCTTATTGAGTTCGCTCGAAGAAACAGTAGTTTGACATCAGTGGATAAATTCAAGCGAATCCAAGAACTGTCATCCGAAGCTTTAGAAGCCGACAAATTGCTTGAGCAATTACATCATCAGGAATAAAAAGCCACAGGCTCAGCTGGCTTCAGCCCCAATTATTATGGCGAGAACAAATAATCTAATCAGCCCGCTTCGGTGGGCTTTTTTTATTATCCACAACTATTAAGAAAAACTTGATAGTTCAGACCATCTTCATAAGCTCCCCGGGCTTTTACCAATTTTGTTAGTTCCAATTTTTGCGCTTAGGGGAGCTTTTGAATGTGGTCTTTTTTACATAGTTTTATAGGAGAGAAAAATGATCTTATCTGTGTATGAAAAAAATCAGCTTTTTACAAATGTTATCGATGACATTTTGAAAGAGCGCGGCTCAGCAATTTGCCTCACTGATGCGCTGACCTATGCAGAGCGGGCTGTTGTCTCTGCCCTGCTCGCTGGAAAGAAAGAGATAACGCTTGACCTGGATCACGTTGTACAGACTGCTGAGGCTCAGAAAGAGGTCAAGGCATTGTTCAAAGAGTTCTCTCAGGATTTCATTACAGAGCTCGGACTTAAAGCAATTGACGAGCAAATGTATCCGGATATCAAGAAACTTCCGGAATTCGAGATTTAAGTCTTTTCTCTCCTGGCCCTCGTTAGCGCGGTACTCCTTGGTGCGCTTTCGGGGGCTTTTCTTTTGGAGGTTGTTATGAAGAAGTTTCTGACAATGAAAAATTCGGACAGTGACAACATCATCCTGTCTTGGATTGCTTATGTGCTGCTTGCATCCTCGTTCGTCCTCCCGTTTTTCTTAGTGGTGTGGCTCAGATGAATTACACACCTCGAACGTGCCCCGGGCCAGGAGATCTCTGGCAAATGAGCTGGCAGGAAGAAAAACGGCAAGCTGAGTATGAGCGCCTGGTTGAGGATTTCTTTGAGAAATACATTCCTCGCTACTGCGACGAGCGGATCAACCAACTTGCCGAAGAGGGTGAGGATGAACGACATCCTGAGATTGAGCCTTTGTTTGATGAGTATCTGAAGGAAAACGGATGGCATTAAAACTCACTGAGAAAGAGAGGAAGCGCCTCTACTACCTTGAGCACAAAGAAGAAATCAACAAGAAGGGCCGAGAGTATTACGCAACAAAAGTAAAACCGAAGAGACAGAAAAAGGGAGCCTTACCGCAGGGGTCTCAAGGTCCCTTCGCTGCCTTATTTATTGGAGTAGAAAATGACTAACGAACACAGAGCCGCCTGGTTAGAGGGACGGCGTACAGGTATCGGCGGGTCGGACGTTGCAGCGGTTCTTGGGCTGAATCCGTGGAAGACGCCGCTGGACGTTTGGAACGACAAACTCGGTCTCTCTGAGGACAAGGGAATGTCCGAGCCTGCTTACTGGGGAACCGTTCTCGAAGATACGGTCGCAAAAGAATTTCAGCTGCGCACCGGCAAGAGAGTTCAAAAGGTTTCTCACCAGTTCGCTGATCCGGAAACTCCTTGGGCGATTGCAAACATCGACCGAGCGATTATCAATCCTGAGATTGCGGGAAAAGTTCGGCCGCTACTGAAGGTTGAAGAAATTGAGAAGTATGCCGACATCACGGGCGTCGAGCGCATTATTAACACGGATGTCGCTTTTGAGGCTAAGACGGCAAACGCTTTTACCGCTGACCTTTGGGGCCCGAGCCAGGAGCTCGAGATTAAACAAAACAATCTGAGAACAGAGCACGTAATTCCGCTTTACTACGAAACTCAGATTCAGTGGTACTGCGGCATTCTTAAGCTCAAAGGAATGTATCTCGCGGTTCTAATCGGAGGATCTGATTTCCGGATGTACTGGGTAGATGCTCGTCCGGATGTATTCCAGGTCATCAAGGAAAAATGCTCTGCATTCTGGAACAACTATGTTCTAACTAAAACGCCTCCGGAACCGATAAACATTGAGGACGTTCTAAAGCTCTACGGGAGATCTAATGGTAAAGCTATCGAAGCTCAAGGTGATCTGGCTATTAACTACGGCGAATATGCTCGCCTCAATGGCGAAATTAAAGAACTCAAGAAGCAACAAGACGCGGTTAAAGCCAAGATCGCCATCGACATGAAAGACAACGAAATTCTGACTTTGGACGGCAAGAAGGTTTTGACGTACAAGACCCAGACATCCAAGCGCTTCGACTCAGACTCTTTCAAACAGGAACACCTGAATGATTACTTTGACTATCTAAAAGAGAGCTCCACTCGCGTCATGCGCGTGTGCGCGTAATTACTACTGCCGAGGATTCTTCCAAAAATTCCCTCTTGAAACTTTAAAGGAATCAATTACCATGGACGAAATAGTAATAATTTTAGTCGCAGCCCTTTTCTTCTCAATTGGGTTTATCGCCGGTACTCTTCTTTCGAGATAACTGCCATGTCAGAACAACCTATAGTCCCTCCTACACAAGCCGAGATTGAAAGACAACGTAAGCGGTTTGAATCTGCCGAGAAAAAATTAAACAAACTTTATGACGCCTTGGACAAGTTTGAAAGAAAGTTCGAAAACATAGATGATTTGTCTTCTTGGCTCGAATCTATGCTTGGTAACAAGACAAAAATCGAAGAATTGACCGTTTCTTTTTCGAAAGACGTGGCGGAAAGAAAATCGTCCATGGATGTAACACAAAATGAAGTCACACAAAAAGCCGAGGATCTTTTCACAAAGCTAGAAGAGGATGAAGGAAAATTTTACGATCAGCTAGATAATAAAACAGAAGATGCTTCGAAGCTTTTTGATGAAAAAATCAAAGCCATGGAGGATCGTTCAGATGAAAAGCTCGGCGAATTAGAAAATCTATTGGAAGAGGCTTCGAAATCAAAAGAGAAGATAGATTCAATTGAAAAATCTTCCAACTTGATAGGTCAAAAAATTTCCGATACGGAACTACGTATACAACGCACTCTGAAAGATGCAGAAAAGGCCCTTACCTCCGCAACCGCTGCCGGACTGGCTAAAGAGTTTGAAACCAGAAGGAAGGATTTATTCACAACGCAAAAATGGTGGGTTTTTGGCCTTATATCTTCTTTGGTCCTCGCTCTAGTCATAGCATTTTTCAGGCTTCATTCCATGCAGGAACTTCTGATTAAACCTGAAAAAGCGGCTGGATCTATTATTTTCTTGAACATCCTGATTTCTGTCCTTTCTATCGCTGCTCCAGTTTGGTTCGCTTGGGTTTCAACTAAACAAATAGGATACTGCTTCCGACTTAGTGAGGACTATGGGTTTAAGGCATCTATTGCCGCCGCATATGAGGGATTCAGAAAAGAGATAGAACAACTACCCCCAGAAGAAGGTTCTGATATGGAGGATGACCTCAGAATAAAACTCTTGGATAGCATCTTGAAGACTTTGGACGAAAGACCTCTCCGATACGTTGAACAAAAAGTACATGGAAGCCCCTTCCATGAGCTTTTACCCTTCCTTAAAAATAAAGAGCAAGCTCAAAGTAAAGAATAAACCTCTGCCCCCCTCCTTCGGAGGCTTTTCTATTCATGTTCCAAGCCCCTCCAGTGCGAGGGGCTTTTTCATAGGAATTAAATTATGTCCACATCTGACCAACTCGCCGCCGCTGTCGGCGCACCTTCTGCACCAGTCGCAAAACCAAAGACGAAAGCTCCCGCGATCGTTCAACAGGTCCTTTCCGACCAGTTTAAAAAGCAACTCGCCTTGGCCGTCCCAAAACATCTGAGCGCTGACCGGATGGCAAGAATTGCCGCGACCGAACTGCGTAAAACTCCAGCCCTTCTCAATACCACACCGGCCTCGTTCCTCGGAGCGGTCATGCAGTCAGCTCAGCTTGGACTTGAACCCGGGTCTGCTCTTGGGCAAGCATACCTTGTCCCCTACGGTAACCAGTGCCAGCTAATCTTGGGCTACCGCGGAATGATTGACTTGGCAAGAAGATCCGGACAAGTTTTGTCTCTGTCCGCATTCGCAGTCCACGAAGGTGACGACTTTAATTATCAACTCGGCCTCCATCCGGACATTCATCATGTACCAAGTGTTGAAGCCGACCGCATTAAAAAACCGATCACCTTTGTCTACGCAGTCGCTAACCTCAAGGGAGGCGGATACCAGTTCGAGGTCATGTCTCGCGCCGAGGTTGAGGCTGTTAAAGCCAAGGCCAAGAGTAAAAATATTTGGAACAACTATTTTGAGGCCATGGCCCTGAAGACCGTTATCCGCAGGTTGTTCAAATATTTGCCTGTTTCAATTGAGGCTCTGCAGGTGGCTAATGTTGACGCGAAACGAGAAGCCGGGGAAAAGATCGACCCGAACGACGTAATCGACATCAATGCCGTCAGCGTCGAGGATTTCAAAGACATCGAAGATGGCGAGGTCGTTGGAACATCTCAGGACGCTCCGGTGGAGACAATAAATAAGTAACCATAAGCCCTGCGAGAGCGGGGCTTCTCTTTTGGAGAAATAAATGTGGAAGATTAAAGACCTTGCCTTAAAAGACAAGATCAACCAGTTGGTGGTATCTGATGACAGAATTGCAACGTGTTGCAGAGAACAAATGAAAGATCCAACCGATTACATTTCGCTGGAATCTGAAGTTTTCAAACTTTCTATGAGAGTTGACAAGGACTATTTTGAAGAGTTTCCTGAGTACAACCCAGATGGATGGAACCCGTTCCCGGAGGTTAATCCTCCGGAGTGCGGAGAGTACCTGGTGACATTTAAAGACGAGGATGCAGATTACGTGCAGCAAAACTATTTCGACATGCTGGGAAGATGGGGAACCGCACATTCTGATGTGATTGCTTTTAGAGCCCTCCCCGCTCCCTACCAACCGGAGACCAATAAATGAAACTAGAACTTGAAAACATTGACGATCCTCGCACTCACACTTTTGAGGAGGACGACCAGATCCTTGTGCTTTTAAAAAACGCCGAAACTGGTGAGTTGTTTTAGAGAGTCTTGACGTACACAAGCGGAAGATTTTTAGAAGCTTGCTCGTTACCTGTTGAGTTTGATTTTGATGATGATTTCCCTGAACTAATGGGATGGGAAAAAATAGACATTTAACAGCCGCCTCCGGGCGGTTTTCTTTTGGAGCAAATAAATGAGCAAACCCTTTGAAACTACGTTTGCAACACTGCGCATAACCTGTTAGGTTACAGACTACGCAAAATAGGCAGGGTTTCTACCGATAAAAAACTAGTTTTGTGTAATATTCGCATCGGGCACTACAGTACGGTGCAACAAGAAAAGGCTTTCTCGGTTGAGCCGGATCAACCGAGCCAAATTCCCTCCAAGCCTGCACAAGCGGGCTTTATTTTTGCCATTAACTTACCGAAGGAAAAACTATGGATTCACTTTTATTGTCATGCATTGGCATCAGCATTCTTGCACTTGCAATCGCCAGTATGTTTAACACCTGGATGATTATCAAACTTTATGGCAGGGTTTACGGAAGGTAGAGGATATTCTAAATACTAAAAGTTAATAGTTACACCGCACTTCATGAAAATATGCCTTAGTTTTTTTACCTGAATAAGCTAAAATCCTCGCATAAGAGGAGGCTCAGATGGCAAAAGTTATTGGACTTTTTAATCATAAAGGCGGAGTCAGCAAAACGACAACAGCTTTTAATCTTGGGTGGTCCTTGGCAAATCTAAACAAAAAGGTATTGCTAGTTGACTTGGACTCACAATGCAATTTAACTGGATTAATTTTGGGTTATGCTGGACTGAGTGATGGCTTGGATTCGTTCTACAGTAGCAGAGATAATCTCACTCTAATGCCGATCGTGGACCGGATTATTGACGGGGAAACTCCTGAGGGGATATTAGACGCCGAGAAGGGAAGGCTACACCAAACACAGAACGAGAATCTATTTCTCTTACCGGGTAGCCTAAATATATCCAGTTTAGATTCTCAAATTAGCATTGCCTTAAAGATCGCTGCAGGCGTTCCTGCAACACGCAATCTTCCTGGAGCTTTACCGCAACTTGTAAAGAGTCTGGCCAGGGATCGTGGTTTTGATTATGTGATTTTAGACATGAGTCCTAATGTAGGGGGCTTAAACGAAGTTATGTTGATGTCTAGTGACTACTTCATCGTTCCTACTACACCGGACTTTTTCTGCTGGCAAGCTGTTAGCTCGCTGACTAAGTACATAGAGATATGGCACAGCGATCTGTCTGCCTTTAAAGCTGCTTCAGCAACACCTCGTGCAGTAGCTTCGTTATCTAATTGTCCTTTATTTTTAGGAACAATTCAGCAACGATACAGAATCCGTAAGAGGGAGCCTGCAAAATCCTTCGAAAAATGGATCACCGCTATTCGTGATTCGGTTGATGCTAGCTTAGTTCCGTGCTTGACAAGACTTGGTTGCGTAAAAAATCGAGCCGACGTTCAGGTCGCCTTAGACGCATTAGGCTTGAATCTCCAGGCTTACGACCTTGCACACATCTCGGATTTTAATTCGTTAATTGCCATTAGCCAAAATCTTGGACGACCAGTTTTTGCTTTGACTGATGAGGACTTAAAAAATGCAAAGCAGTTTGGCTGGGCCCTCGAAACTATGAAAGAAAGTCGAACTGCTTTTAGCGATCAATTCAAAATATTAGGGGAGTTGATAATATCTTTGACTTCTTAAGAAACTACGTTCATTAAGTCGGCCTCCTACGGGAGGTTTTTCTTTTTCCTTTACAGATCGCCTTGAAAGCCGCTAAACTTTTTTCAGGAGGATGAGCCCCTCACCAGTTCAAACACCCAGTGAAAATGAAAAAACTCCTTTTGCTGCTACCCATAAGTTTCTTAACTTTAACTAGTACCTTGTAACAATAATATTTTCGCTTAAAGCTCCGGATACAAATGTCGGA